GATCCTTCTTCTGGGGGTGTAAAATCAAAACTTGCTTGGTCATTTGCACGAGCATCTAAAAATGTTTCAATGGTATCTGCATCCGTTTCAGAAACATTAAATGTAAGATTATAAATTTTAGGGTTTTGGTTTTCAGCTAACCCAAAAACAATTCTATGTTCATACCCATCTGCAAAACGAACAGTTCTTGATACAGGAGCACTTTTTTTACTTGTGCCATAAGTAGGTGTTATTGAAGGAAATGTTGCCATTATGCTAATAAGCCTCCGGGTCGTTTTTGTTGTACTATTTCAGATTGTACTGCTGCTGCAATTAACCTACCTAATTGTCTTCCTTCCTCTTCTTCTCCTTCTACAGAACTACCTGTAGCATCTACAGCTACATTAACAACTACATTACCACCACCACCACTTCCAAGTTGGTTATTAGGAATTATTGTACCAGCAGTATCTGGTATAAATAATTCTGGTCCTTTCTCTCCTACTAAAGACATTTTGCCAATAGGTGGTCTACCACCTTGTGCAAAACTTGGTAAAGCATCAAAAATACCACCAAAAGATGCCTTTAATGCTGTATTAATACCAAGCCTTAAGAACTGTCTTGCCATATCATTTAGCAAAGCATTTACAACATCTGATATTGATTTCGCTTGCATAAGCACATCAACAAGTGCATCTGATATACCAGTTGCTATGGATTTACCAAGTTCTTCCATAACACGTTTAGTTTCCTTTGCTGCTTCAGTAATTCTATCTTGTTCAAGTTTTTGTTCTTTTAATTCTAGGTTCTGATGTTCTAATAAAATTAGTTCTTGACCTCTTACAACACCATGCTCTTCAATAATTTTTTGGATATTTAATTCGCTTTCTTTTCTAATTTGTGCTAAATCAGTTGCCTCAGCCTCTATTATTAGTTGTTTTTCTAATTCTGTATTTGATGCTATAAGGCTCTGTCTTTGGTTTTTAAATGCTCTTGCCAAATCTCTTGCTTCAGCCTCGGGCATACCTTCTTGTAGACCTTTTATTTCATTTTTTAATTCTGCTACTTCAATTTTAAAATCAGTTATACCTTTAGTTATTCCAAAGCTGTGCAAGCCAACAAGCCCACTAAAGAAATCTAAAACTTTATTAGCACTTGCAATTTTTTCTTCTAGTTTTTCTATTTTTCTTCTACGTTCCTCAATTTCTTCATTGAATTGTGCTGCAGTACCTTGTTCAAGTAGATCATTAAATTCTTTCTGAGCAGAATTTGCTTGCAATAATCTTGTGATAAATGTTCCGAGAGCAATAACAATTAAACCTATTCCTGTTTTTGCCAACGCAGCTTTAAATGCAGTAGCAGCAACAGTAGCATTAGCAAATCCAACAGATGTTGCCTGCAGTGTTGCATTTGTGCCAACTAATTGACCTGTTGCAATCAATGCTGCAGTCTTTATTTGAATAAATTGCGTTGATAAAAGAGGTAATACAACAGTTAAACCTTTAGCAGCTAAAACAATTCCAGCAATAATTGCAGTAGCTTGACCACCTTCTGAACTAAGAAAAGTTAGTAATTTTGTTAATAATTTTACTGTTGGATCTAGGACAGGAATAAGCGCACTTCCTAATGTTTCTGCAAAGTCTGCAAATTCTTCCTTTAATAAATCAACATTACCAGCAAATCCTTCTGATGCAGCTAGGGCTGTTTCCTCATATGATTCCTTAACTATATCTAAAATCATTGCATGAGCTTCAGCAACTTTATTTGTTTTCATCAAATTCTTAATTACTTCTGTCTGTTGTTTACTAAAGGCAATACCAGAACGATTTAAATTTGATAAATTTCTTTCAGGGTCTTGTAATGCTTTTGCTAATTGCATAAAGGAAGTATTTACATCCACTTGGTTTATCTGCGCTATGTTAGCAGCCTCTTCAGCAACTCTTTCGTAAGCATCAACTCCTATTTTTCTAAAACTTGTTAATAAAGCAAACCCTCTTGTAAATTCATCTTGACTGAATAAAGTTGCATTTCCCAATCTATCTGCAGACTCTATTAACTCATTTAAAGTATGTGTACCTTGACCTAAATTTTGCAAACCTTGTAAAAGAATCGCTGCATCCCTTTCCCTATCTGAAAATACACTTAATGATCTACCCAATAAAGTAACTGCTGAACCTACAGCAATCAAAGGTCCTAAAGTTGCTGCTAATGAAGCACCTAAACCAGTTGCAGCAGAAGAAGCAGCAGTTAAAGAACCTGTTGCACCTTTTGCAGCCAATGATAATTTATTTGTAGCTACTGATGCGTTATTTAAAGAGCTTACCGCATTTCTGGTTTCAACTCTTAATCTGACAATGCTTTCAGCCACTTAATTATATAAAAAATCTATTTCTTATATATTACCTGTTTTTTGCTCTTTGACGCATTCTTTGTTCACTTTCATGTTTATTTTCATAATAAGCTGCCCAATATATAAGCTCTTCTTCAGTAATATCTTTTCTTAATTCTTTTAATGTCTTTCCTAATTCAGTACAGAGAAACAACTCAAAATTTAACCAGTTATTCCTCTTTAAGCGTTTTTTGCTGTATTAACATCTAATTTTACTTCAAATAAAAATAACTCTAAATCATTCAAAACTTTTTCTGGCAACATTCTTTGAAGATCAGGTGCATCTGCTAAAGCAAACATTTTTGTTCCATCTTCTTTCTCTGCCATCTGGCACAGTAATTGAGTTGAAACCATTAGTGCATCATCAGTACCAGACACACTTTGTGCTTTTTGTCTGTCGTATCTAGTAAGGGGTGGAAAATAAATATCTATTTTCTGTCCTGTTGGTGTTTCAAGTTCATATTTACGTCTTGCAGACATAACATCACTGAAAGCCTCAGTGATGATGTCAACGGTTCTTTTTGTTGTCATAAAAAATTTATTGGATTACCCTAATGTACTATATAGCTGAAGTAATGGCACCTGATGTTATAAAGTTCACTGTTATCATTTGAACTTCCCCTAAACTTGCTCCATATTCTGCACCAGTAATAATTCCAGAAAAACTTATTTTCTTTGCGGATGTATTTGAATCAGGGAAGAGTTCAAACAAAGCATCAGCTTGATCACCAGTAGTTAAGACATCATCAATAAAACTTGTGTAAGCTGCACCAGTTTCATTTGGGTTATATAACAATTCAACTGAACCTTCGCCAGAAATTAGACCGCCAATAAATGTTTTTGATGTGTCACCCTGTTTTGTAGTTTCATGTGTGTCTTTACTGATAGACATAGACCATGATCTTGTTGCTCCAACATCAGCTTCCGTACCTGCTGCATTGTGAAACATAATCTTACCTACGTCTCCTTTAAGTGCTGTTGCCATGACAATAAAAAGAAATATTTATAATTAGTTTAACCTTTTTCTGACTTTTTTACATCTATTTTACAATTTTGTTGACTCTCATAATATCTTCTACACTCAGGATCCCAATATGCAGCATCCCTTCTTCCTTTTATATGCTCAATAGCATCAAGCATTTCTTCAGTAATTTCAAGTTTTGCCATAATTAAAGTGATTCAAATGTTTCAAAGGTTATTCGCAACTGAGTTACAAATTTACCTTCAGGTGGTTGTGAAAGGATTTCTGGTCCAACTACTGCATCAAAAATAACATCTGATACTGTAATCCTATTGTATAAGTCTCTAAGTCGTTTGCAAATAGTAAAATTTCCACCAGAGCCAATTCCTTGTTCTGTAAAGATATTCAATGTAAGTAATCCAATCACATTGTTGTTTGCATTTGTTTGATCACCTTGTGATAAAACCTCTCCTGTACCAAAACTTACTTCGCATTGAACAAAACTTTCATTGCTTGTTGAATCAAATGGTTGGTTATTAAATACAACAGGAATAGCAGGGCTACTTGCAAGCTCTGTTGATAATCTTGCTTCAATGGTAGAACGTACTGTATTTAAATCTGTTGCAGCCATTACATACTCCTTATGATTTTTCTTAATTCATTTGGAATATATTGTGTAGTTAATTGTTTCGCTTGCAACTCAGGAAAACCTTTTATGGTCTGCTGTCTTGTTCTGTATCTACCTTTCCAACTAGGTGGTAACGCTGTTCCATAAATTACTGGTTCAGCATATTCAACATTATTAATAGTAGTTCCTTTAAATTTTTGTATATTAGTTTTCCAACCATTTCTTAAATTGCCTGTATCTACAGGTGTTGCTTTTTTAGAAAGTTCTGTCCAACGCAATGTTGTTTTTTGCACTAATTTTTGTACTGCTTCTGCCATTAAATCATCTATTTGGTCTAATCTAATTTGTCGTGCCATTATGACCTCACTAATAATTCATATGTTATTGCAGTATTATTTTGTTCATTGGTTATAACAGAAATTATTTTATACACTACAGAACTAACTAAAACTTTGTCTTTTGGTGTAGGTGTAAATGTAATGTCACCAGCAGAAATAGTTATTTTTTTATCTTGCGCTTGAATCTGGTCATTTACTTCTGTATTGTTTACATTTTCTATAATTCCCTTAACAACAGTATCACTATTGCTTTCACTTACTACACCTGTTGTAGTGTTATATGCTCCATTAGTAATTTGCCTTATAGTTACATTTCCACCAAGTTTTGATAAACCTTTAGTGGCAACTTTTTTTAAAGCATTTGCAAGGCTCATAATAAATAAGCAATTACGGTTCCACTTGAAAGAGTAATACTTGTTATAACACCCTCAATCTTACAGTTTGATTTAAGATCAATACTTGTTAAATCGCCAGTAATATTTTCTGCTACTAACGTAGCTATTGCAGAATCTTTTAGTGCTTGAACACAACCAAATCTGCCTGTATGTGCAGCAGTATCATTTATGATTTTAGCTGCTGGATAATAAGTCATTGTTAACTCCTTTTAATTGCGACGTTAGCAGGTCCACTATGTCGTAAACCAGTAAAGTACCGTTCAAATAGTGGTGGTACTCTATCAGCACCAACAGCACCATAAAAATTCGGTGTTGCTTCTAGGTTACCAATTTTTACATTTTTGTAATCCTCTAAGCCACTTAATCCTAACCCATTCCTATTATTATTTAAATAAACTGCAAGAATAACTTGTGCTTTTTTAACCTGTTCTGGAATCTCTGTATCAGTAAAATAATCAGTTGTTATACGAAATGGAAAACCTGTTGCATAAGTATTAATATAAGTATCTGGTTTCCTGACACCAGTACGAGGCCATTGTAATGCTTGTGTATCTGTAACTCTTGCACCTAAAAATCTTTCTCGATCAATTCTGACTGCTGCAGTATATAAAGCTCTATTTTTGTTATCAGTATTTGAGCTATCCCATACTGATACATCATCATCAAGAATTAATCCTTCTACAATTGCGTTTGCATCAGACAGTGTTATGTAACTGTTCGCTGATGCTCCCCCTACTGTTGCGTCTATCGTTATTGCCATTTTGTTTTAATTTAGGCTTACGTTTTGTTTTTTTAAGAGGTACA